TTACATAAAAAGTATTTTCTCCACCACTGCCTAAATCAGCATTACTAGCATTAGGATTGTATGGGTTCTCATCTTCTCGTTGCACCCTCTCACCTTTGTGCAGCTCTGCCCGATACCCATCAAACGGAACATAATCTAAACCGCTCTTATGACTACCATGAACTGCATAGTTAGGCATTTTGTTTGTTTGATTTTGTATCTCTTGCGTATATTTTTGAGTTGTCCCTGTAGCAGAATTAAATACTTTTTCAACATCAGACGCTTTATTTGTTAATGCAGCAATTAAACCAAGCACAACGGCAAGTGCTGCAGCAACTGCCATTATTATACCTACCCACTTTAAGGCGGTTGCATCCATACCAGCCGTTAGAAGCTTCAATCCTTTTATTGTTTCAGCCGTTGCTAATATCGTTTTTGCAACTGTTCCAATAACCAAAGCCACCATTCCTAAAACTGCAATTGTAGCAATTACACCAGGAGGAATTTTTGCAACTAATTCTAAAAAACTTGAAATTAGATTTAAAATCGGGCTTAATGCTCCCCCAGTATCTATAAGTGAATTTTTTATTTTATTTAATGCTTTATCGAATCTTTCACCAGGTGTTTGTAAATCTTTTAATGCTTTTTCAGCTGCACCGCTGCTGTTTTTTATTTTATCAATATCCTCTGCAAACATCTTAGCCCCACTCCCAGTTAAAATAAACATACTATTTAACCCTTCAACTCTTCCAAATAATTTTGCCATGCTCTCACTATTTCCTCTTGTTTTGTTTTGCACATCTTCTAAAAAACCTGAAAGCCCCTTACTTTGTAATGCGGTTAAGTTGAATTGTAATCCTAATCTCTTTGCTTCTTCTGCTGCTTCTCCAGTTGGTTTAATTACTGCACTTATAATTCCCTTTAAACCAGTTACCGCTTCACTTGTTTGAATACCATTTGTTGTTAAGGTTGCTATGGCTGCCAACAATTCTTCAATAGGAATTTTTGCTGTAGCGGCTAATCCTGCTATTTTTCCAAAGCTATCCCCAAGGTCACCTACTGTCAATTTCCCTAATTTTTGTGTTATTATTAGTTGATCTGTTATCTTCGTAGCATCATCTACACTTATTTTATATGAATTTATTATTGTGGTGAGTATATCAACCGCTGTTGTGGTGTCTGTAAAACCAGTTTTGGCAAGTAATGCAGCACTATTTAAAACCTTTAAACTATCTGCAGTATCAATATTTGAAGAAATTATATTATATAAACCCTCTGCCATATCTGTAGCGGCTAAATTCATATCACCACTTATTTTTAAAGTACCTTCCCTTAGATCTTCAAAACTTATTTCTGTAGTATCTGCAATAGTTCTTGCCTTTGCCATTTCTTTATCAAAATCAGAGCTCATTTTAGTAGCCGCAACACCAATTCCAGTTAAAACCATTCCAACTTTTTGCATTGTGCCTGCTAATTTGTTTAAATCAACTCCTGCTTGTTTGGATTTTTCCGCATAATCAGAAATAGCATTCGCTGCTTTACCTAATTTTGTGTTTTGCTGGTTAACTTCTTTATTCACATCTTCTAATTCTTTTTGTACCTTTAGCAATTGTGTTTCAGCATTTTTAAGCTCAATAGTTTTTTCTGCTATTGCTTTTTCATTTTTCTTTTCAGCATTTGAAAGTTTTTCTAATTCTTTTTTTAATTCGCTTATTTTATCTGCCTGCAGTTTTGCTTTATTAGCAAGCATTTCCTGCTTTATTCCTAATTTATCCAAACTATTACCAGTTTGATTAGCCTGTTCCATTTGCTTTTTAAATTCAGCATTAAGAAGTGCCATCTGCTTATTTACTTGTGGTACCCCTTTTTTTACTTCGTCATAATTAAAATCAAGGTATATAGATTTCTTATATCCTTTAAATCCCGCCATACGCTTACCTCACTTTATACAAATCCCTCTATATCTCTCATACTTGTTACTTCATTTACTCGTTCCTTCTGCTCCCCGGCATATTTAATCTTATAATGTAAATCAATTAATCTAACTACTTTGCCTATACTGCTTTTTAAAAATTCCCCTTCAGGTCTGTTCATTTCAATACAATACAAATAATATAAATTATCCCAATCTATTTCTGTTTCTGTGATAGTTTCAGCAGCTCTGTCTGTACCTTTTTTTTTACTTCATCATTGTCTATTCCTTCAAAGCTTTCAAGTGTACATTCGAGTATAGTCTCTATAAGTGGTAATCCCCCACCTATTACAATACTTTTTACTTCTTCATATTTCACATCATTATCAAGTATTTTCATGCCACAATACAAAATTTTGGAAGCCAAATCGTAGGGCTTATTTGATTCTTCTTTTGCTAATGTGGATAAATCGCCAAATTCCTCTTGCATAAGCATAAAAGCCTCAACAGTAAATATAGCTTCCTTAACGGTCCCATCTGAAAATTCAATTTCTAATGGCTCTATTGGTTTTACCACTATTCTTTTTCTTGCCATATATTTCCCTCCAAACACAAATAAAAACACTCTATTAAAAATTTTAGAGTGTTTTTATTTTATATTAATTTTTTATACAGTAGTCCCTGGCACCTTAGTAAACCATTGTGCAGCCATTTCTGATGTGAACGTACTATCCGCACTATCAGCAAAACGTCTTATTTCTCTATCGAATTCTCTTGGCACAAACTCAACCGTCAATGCATCTGTACTAAAATTTATGTTTTCAGTCGCCTGCTGTACGTTACTCCCAATAGGCTGCGGCTTTCCTTTTAACAACCAAATATATTCCGCTGTCTTCTCTGTTTGTTCTACCATGTATCCTATTGCTATATCAGGAGCCTGATCATCTGCATTTTCTACAAGAACTCCATTTTCGTATTTATTGCCTTGTATGTCTGCTCTAACGTCAATTTGTATCTTGTTACTATCTAAAGTTAGTGTTAATCCTGTAAGTTTGCTCATAACTTCTTGCTTTACCCCATCACCATATAAAACACCTTTTGCTAATCCAGGTGATATCTGCACTTGCATAGCTTTTGCTAATGGTTTAATTTCACTGTATTGGACTCCACTTGCATCATCTTTAATGCACTTTGCATATACTACATTTTTTATATTTATCCTATTGGTCTTTTTTATTGTACTTTCTCCTGCCATATTTATACCTCGCTTTCATAATAATAATTAAAAATTAAAATTTTATGATATACTTTTATTTCAGATTCGAAATCATCCCTTCCATCCATAAATAAAAATCCGTTTTGTTTCATTATTTTTTTTACCTGCTCAACTGTGCTCGCATAATCTCCTTTGCTTGTTTCCTCCTCACCATCACCATATAATTCTCCACCTTCATTAAAAAAGTGATAGGTTATACTTGGAAAGCTTTCAGGTCTTAATTGCCATAAAACTGGTACATTTAAAGGTTTTAGGATATCATATACCAAACTAATTAAATCCATCTAAAACCCTGCCTTTCTCATTTCTTCTTCAAATATTCTTTCAAGTTCTCCTTCTTCAAGCATTTTCACGGTCCAATCCATAAAATGTGTTGCTTCACTTCTGTATGTTCCGTCATTTACCAAATGCCATTTTGTGCCCGTCTTTTTTCCTCCAGCAACCCTTGCAACTTTATACCCAAATTTATCTTTCTTTATATTAAGGTGGACATCATCTTTCATGTGCTTATAATCAATATTATTATTTTTAGTAGCAAGTTTACCAAGAACACCTTTAACCATATCTTTCGTAGCCTGCCCTGCACGCTTTAAATATCTGTCCTCAACTTCTTCAGTTGCTTTTTCTATCCCATTTAAAAATACTTGTAATGCATCACTATCTTCATATCTCATTTTGATTCCCATAAAATCACCTCGTAGAAAAAGCACTCTTGAATTGAGTGCCCACTGTACTATTTATGTTCTTCCATTATTCTTTTTCTATTTATTCTTACCATGATATGGGATATTACTATATAAGCAAGAAAACCGAAAATTAAAATCCTAGCTATATCAGTTCCAAAGTCCCCAAATGCAATATTCAGAATTTTAATTAATATTAAAAGCAATATTGCAACTGTAACTATAATAACTGATAAACCTAAGAAAGGATTACCTGCCACCATAGAGGATTCAAGTATTAAATCTGATAAAAAATTACTGGACTTCAATTTTAGCATAGTTCCAGTTTTATCATATTCATTGAAAATCCTTACTGCATCTCGTTTATTTTTCTTTGGTATTACTATAGTTAAAGCTAAATCATTTTCAAAATCTTTGAAAATATTCATTAAACCATCTTCTATTGTGATTTTTTTAACTTCCTCTTTTCTTAATACAGTTTTAATATCAGTATCTGCATCAAGGTATATAATCCTTTCTTTGTTAGCATTTAAAATATTACCTTCTCCATCTTTCCATTTAATATCCATAGAACCCCTCCCCTTTACCAATATTATACAATGGTGGCAGGGATTTATCTACATATCACGCTTAATTTCATAAGCCTTTACAATCATATACATTCTGTCATTGTCCAATGGTAATATTCCTTCTATTGCATAAAATTTATCATTAAATTTAATTCTCATGCTTTCATCTAAATCATCTCTATACCTTATTTTCCATTCTACATCTGTTTTAACATTAGCAGCCCTTGCAGCATAAAAATTTTTGCCTCTTAAAAATCTTGTTTCCGCCCATATAGAAATATAATCTTCATATTCTTCTAAGGGAATAATGGGTCCTATAGTCTCTATTTTCTTTTGGAAGGTAATGTATGCGTCATATACTGTCCCAACGTCCTTCATGGCCATCCTTCTATCCTTCATCAGCAACAACTTCCTTCTTAAAATCTTTAGCCGCTTCTTTTAACTGTAACCTTAATATTTCTTGCTGAAAGTTCCCCTCGAAGTATTCGATAGCATTATTATAATAGTACCTGCAATAATCAAAAAGAAGGCTTTTCGCTTGTCCTTCTTCCTCAAAATCTAGTTCAATTCCTGCTAAGTCCTTTAGATATTCTTCTCCTTTGACAATTATGCTTTGTAAATAGCTGTCTTCACTATTCCAAGTTATTTTAAGATAATCCTTTAATTCCAGCAGCATTTAATCATCACCTACTTTTTAGTAGATTTCTTTTCTGTTTTAATCTCCTTAACAAAAACACCAAGAGCGGTTGAATTTATTTCTTCAAACCGCTCTTTAGTAATTTCTAAAGTTTCGCCTATTTCGTGAAGGAGATTAGTATATTTATCTCTATATCTTTTTACTACCTTCACTTTCATTATTTATCATCTCCTAAACTGCTGGTACTGTCATTCCGCTTATATCAAAGAGTAAAAATGAATTATTATCTATAGGGCGGCCATTTGCATATTGTTTTGCTATATATGTTCGTTCGTCCTCAAGGAATTTATAGTGATCTGAATACTCTATTTTTTGCGTAGAGCCTACTCCCATAAAATAATCTTTTGCCATGCCTGCTATCATTTTGCCCTGAGGAACTGCTATAGATTGAATTATTTTAGCTGGTATAGGTAATATTCCGTATACATATGTTCCTGCTGCACTCATAAAAGTAGTATTTGGGAATATTTTAGACCAATAATCTAAAGGATTTACTATTATGAGTGCACTTGGCACTGCTCTTGTCCCTCCTTTGGTTAATGGAGACATTACCTCTGTCCCTAATGTTGCTGGCTTAAGATCATTTATTTTCTTTGCTGCTTTATCTGGATATACTCCATCAACTACGGCACCAGCCAAGTCTTTCATCATTCCGATTGGCTGTTCTTTGCCCGTACCCGCAATGATAGCTAATTCTAAAGCTATCGACAGTGATTCAAACAATATTTCCCTTACAAACCTATCTAACCACTCAGGTCCTAAATCAAGCATTGCTTTACATACTGGCACATATGCACTTAATTTATAGAGATCTGTCCTTTCTTTCTTAAATGCCATCTCAAGTTTCTTTTTGATAGCATCACACAAAGGACCCCACCAAGCGGCTTCCACATCATTATTCCTAGTTACCCATTCAGTTACCCCTGTAGTATTTACAAAGTCAATTTCAGATAATAAGGGATGATTTTGCCTTAAGTCTTCAAAAACTCTTTCAAATACAGTGGGCGGTACTAATTTTTGTACTTCGGAGAATCCACCGGCACCTATTACTTCATTATAGTATTCTCTTTCTTCTTTAGTTAATGGATTTAACCCTCTTTTAACCATTATTGCTTGGTCATTTATATCTTCATTTCTTGCTTCTTTAGCCTCTTTTAAAATTCTTGTTTCAATTTCTTTCCCCAACTCTACCTGCGCTTCTGCAAAAGCCTCGCTGTCGCCTTTTTCAATTGCGCTCTTGATTTTTTCCTTTACCTCTGTTTCATTTTTTTTCTTTAAATCTAAATTTTCCATTAATCATTACCTCCTAAATTTTGTTTTTTAAAAGCATTAAAAAGAGTGGGCTTTCCCTCCTCCACCTTTGGAGTGTTTGCTGATATATTTTTGTTATATTTATTAAACAATGTTTGTTTAATACTGTTTTCAGGAGCTTCTTCTTCTCTCTTCTGTTCTAATATTTCATCACAAAGTCCAAACGCTAAACATTCTTCGGCTGTAAGCCAACTTTCTTCTTTTAGCAAAGCTTCCAATTCTTCATCATTTCCGACAAATCTGCTTTTATAGCTTGCTTTGACCGCTGAATCAATTTTATCTAAGTCATTAGCTACCTTTCTAAGTTCGTCAGCATTTCCTGCTGCATATGTCCATGCTTTGTGAATCATCATCATAGTATTACTAGGCATGTATATTTTCTTTCCTGCCATGGCTACAATGCTCGCTCCGCTTCCTGCTAATCCATCAATGTAAATATTTATATCCCCATCATGCTGTTTAAATAAATTGCATATAGTTATTGATTCAAATACATCACCACCTCCAGAATTAATATGAACATTTACATCCTTACCTTTTAATTCTTTTAGCGCATTTCTTACCCTTTTAGCTGAAATTACGTCCTCCTCATCATCCCACCAATAAGCTTGTCTAATAGCACCATATAAATAAAGCTCGGCTGTTTCATTGTTGGCTTCGTTTTTTACCTCTAATCTGGTTTCAATTTTGGGAATTTTAAAATTCTCCATTTATTCACCACCTTTCCGTACTTAAAACATTTAATACTAACACTTCTTCATTTATCAAATTATCCATCTCCTTTACTCCTGGTTTCAATTCTTTCATAGTTTTTAGTCATCCACCTAGCTTTGGACCAATCAGTGTCAAGCGGTTCCATGCCCAAAGCTTTTAAGCTGTCATCTACACAATAAGCCCCTATCCTTGTCAAAACATCTAGAGCATTAGCTATATCCTTTAGATCCACTACTTTAATATTTGTAATATCACATTTTACATATGTTTTAGCGTTATACAATTTTATTCCATACATTTTCCTATTTAATTCATCAGTAATAAACTTAACCAATGGATTTAAACAAAATGTAAGGAAGTCATTTACTGCATTACTTGTATCCTGAATATTACCTTTTAGTAATTGTGGAGGGATCCTTAAAGCAATGGCCACAAAATCAAATATATCATCAATAAAATCCCTGATTTCTCTGCCGCCTTCTGTATTTTTGGACGATTTCTCGTTGCCATCTCTTTCGGTATATTTTAAACCGTCTGTTAAAGGTATTAGGGCATCACCTTCAGCCTCAAAATATCTTTTGAATCGGTTATCCATTAAATCTTGTAGGTCATTTTGTGCTTCATCAGTTTGAGGGTAATTTGTTGGAACTTCTAGCACGCCTTTTTTCCCTTTGCTTCTTTTATAGCTTTTGCTGCTAACCTCAATTAATTTAGAGTATTCCGTATTGAGCCCATCAATTATTGTTTTTAGTTTGGGGTTATACCATTCAAAATATAAAACCTCTGATTCCTTAAAAATGTCCCTCAATTGATAATCTGATATTACTATATTTTTATAAATGTTTTCTTTAAAGGCTAACTCTACTCTTTCAAAATCATCCGCTACATATAACATATTATTTTGCATAATTACAAGGCATTTTTGCTTATAAATGAGATTACTAATAACATCTCTCCAAAACCTACTAGCAGGTGTGTTTTGATTAGCTTCTATATTCAAAATATAATGATTTATTTTTTGCACTTCTTTCCCGTTTTCATAAGTTAAGAATTTACTTTTTACTATAGAGTTTGATATCAAATTTATGCTAGCCTGTAAAGCTAATTCTTTATAAAAGATACTGCCTGTTAAGGACCCTATATATTCATCTAGATTTATTGTTTCTTTATCTTTAAATAATCCCATAAACCAATTTGCTATTGCCATCTATTCACCTCCCTAATAGGTTCTTACATCTAATTTCCTAAATGTTCCTGTGTATTCTTTTAAATCTCCATCTTTAGTTAAAGCATGTATAAAAGCAAAAAAACCGTCTGTTTTCCTTGTCAGCGGCTCTATTTTTAAATAAGTTGTATTACCTTTCCCATCAAGTTCCTGTTTAGTATTGTTAATATACCATCTCATTGTGGGGTTGTCTCCAAATGCTACTTTTTCATCCGCAAACATAACCTCTATCATTGGAGCTAGTTTTGCATGGGTTATAGGACCGCTTCTGCATACACTTAATGGCAATCCTCTTTTTTCAAATTCCTCTTTTAATATACTAACTCTGTAATCATCTGCAACAATATCTAAAATATGATAATCTTTTACTTTATCCAAAAACCACTGCGATAGGTATTCAGGCTTGATAAAATCATCATTAACTATGGTTATCAATCCTCTATCTGCCATTTCGCGTACTGGGAACTTAATCTTTCTGTTCTCCATTTCTAAAGCTTTACGGCAAACAAAAGTATGCTCCATCCAATATCTCATACCATTATATTTAAACAATAACCCTGCACTACAAAAATCATTTATTTGAGCATAGTCAATTGCTCCTATACAAGATAAACCTTTTAATTTGTCATAGGGTATTAATTGATTAGTCTTTAAAATCTTTTCCCATGGGACTGCTGGGGTGTAATTATCTTCTGTAGGAAAATTCATCCTCTTAGTCATAAAGTCAACATAAATATGAGGCTGATACTTCATTTTTATAAAGTCTTTATTCATTTCCTTTTGTAATTCTGGGAAATAAGGTAAAGAAGGATTAGCCTTAACCCACATTTTAGGATTTTCAGCTTCTTTTTTTTTATCTATTTTATATATAAGAGGGCATAAACCTAAGTCTTTAATTTCCCCGCTTAATACCCTTTTAGCCATGTCAAGTTCTTCATCAAGAACACCACCTCTAACATAACCATTAGTAGTTATCTTAAATGTCCTTGAATATTTTCTTTTACCAAATCCTCTAGTAAAAACATTTATAGTATCATAATTTTCATATTCATGTATTTCATCAAAAACCAAACAAGCAGTTCTTTTACCATCTTTAGTTTTCGCGTTGGAGGTATTAAATTTTATATACGATCCAGTTTTTAAGTTTTTAATTATTTCTTTAGTTTTATAAAAAAACTTTTTTGATTTTGCCCATGTCCTATCTAAAACATTGTAAACGTCCTCAAATGATGTTTGGGCCTGTTCTTCGTTGTTTGCCACAATGTCAACGTTATATCCCTTGACCCCGTGGTATTGGGTAGTGAGGTACCATATTAGCGGAGATATAAAACCATTCTTTCCATTGCCCCTTCCCGTTACGATTAGAAATTCATCAAATATTACCATGTCCTTTGACTTGTAATAACAATGGATTAGTGCCAATATAAAAAGCTCCCAATTAAGGAGCCTGATGTTGAAATATCTTTCTATTAGTTCAACTGCTTTATTTATTTTTTCCGTATCTATAAATACATCTGGGCTGTCCAATTTAAATTCAATATAATCCATGGCCAATTTCATTTCTTTGGAGGATGGTATTGCGCCACTTCTTATATCGTCCATGTATTTATCAATATACGGATGATAATCTCTTTTCCTCAATTACACTTTCGCCACCTCCCAATCGGCGTTACTTGTTACATTTCTTCGTCTTGATCTGATCTTTCACTTCCCATTTCTGGTGGTTTCAATCCTAAAAACTCAAGTGTCTTTTGCATTTGAACATTCATTTTAATCATGATTTCTATACTCTCATTATTTACAATCTGTTTCTGACCCCTACTATCTAACTTTGTAACCTTACTTCCACGATTTTTAATGTCTTCGGTAAGTTCTTGCTTTGCCCTCCAATATG